GTCAGACAGTTCGTTCTTGACTGCATGTAGTTTGTCTGCGAGTTTCCTTCCGTCCTTCTGTAACTCTGTCCAGAAACAATACAGGTTGTAATACTTATCGTTGACCCACACCGGAACGTGTGGTCTCATCATAGAAAAGTATAACGCACAACTACCACCGCCAAGAAACATCTCACGGTACTCTTTTATATCATGGGTAGGCATATTCTCTGCAGAAAATAAGAACTGAACTGCACGAGTCTTACCGCCAGGATATCTTAATGGGGATTTCAAATCTTTAAACATGTGACCAGTATACCATCTTCAAAGGGGTTTGTCAATCAATAACATGAAAATAATGATGTCTTGTCCAAGGTTGTTCTATCCACTGTTCACTATATCCATGGTGGTCTTGGGTCACACATAGACGTTTCGATATCACCTGAGTGGTAGGGTTGACCACAGAGTTCTTTGGATCCGGATCATGTTCGTTGAATGGGACTTCAATCGTCTTACCAAAGTAGAGTGTGTCGCATCCATGCCATGGGTGTATGGCAGTATTTTTCATATTAAAGAAATCATAGTCTTGTAGATAGTGCGTAGAGTAGGTTCGGAACAATCGTTGTAGTGTACAGTAAGGGCCACAGTTGATAGGAAATCTTCCGGTATAACCCTTTCCATGTACCAACATATCATGCATCCATTTTGCACAATGTTCACCCAATGAATACATTCCCATGAACAATCCGATATTCACATAGTGCGGTTGTTTAACTTTTGTATAACCTATCAGATCCCTAAGAGTGTCAAGTTGATCCGGTAATAGGAAGGTGTCATGTTCCATAACAAAGAAACGTTCTTCCGTTTTCCCTGCCTGTTCCATGAGTTTCCAGTGAGAACACATACCCGCCTTTTCTGTAGGGGAGTGATCATCTGGGTTTTGACCAAGAGTGTCTGCAAGCATAAGAGATTCTTCCCAAGCATATCTCTGCACTTCTTCGCCATATTGGGGACAATCTGGTGTGATAGCATCGAAGGTAACTATCTCATCGATGATACCTTCTTCTATTGCAGGTCGGAATGACTCTCTTGATATCTCTGCATATTCTTCTGAGATCTCGTTGTCTTTTATTACAATCTGGTATGCTTTCACTCAGGTAAATTCCACTGTTCTTGAGGTAAGTTGACAATCCTCCAGTGAGTTGCTGTACCCAGATTGTCTGCTCCTGCAAACTGAACGTGGACAAACTTTGTGTTCTCATCACGCCAGTCGCACATATATCTATCCTCGTGATAAATGTCCTTGGTGTAATGAATATAAGAGTTCCACCCGTTGTCCATCTCCTGCACGTCAAACCCACACCCATACATCATCGCATGTAAGTAAGGTTGGTCACAAGAGTAAAATGCAACTAGTGGGTTCTTTCTCATAAGATCTACGTAGACCTTGAAGTCACAGAACTCTGTCCTTGCTTTGAGTCTTGCTTCTTTTGAATACAAGACCATACCCGTATTGAAGATCCTTACAAGACCCTCTTCAGTTCTGGGAAGTTTACATCCAAACTGTTCTTCGATAATTGATGCCCATAGATTGTCTTGGTCAGAAGTGATCTGTCCCTTGGTTATGGTGCGTTGTTTAGGTTGAAAGGGTTCGTCACAGATACCTATCTCACCTGTAAACGCATCGAAGATATTCTCTTGTAGTTGATCTACAGGGAACACGTCTGTGTCTGCGAACAAGATCTTATCGTACTTGTCGAAGTCAGTATCGTAGATTGGTTTGAATGCACCATAGTGCGGAGTGTAGTTACCGAAGTTGTAACCGAAGTGTTTACGTAAGAAGTGCGGGTTGTCTTCGAAGATGTATTCTGCACCAATGCGTTCTGCGTATTCACGCATAGCATAGATCCCAGCTAAACAAGATTCTTTAACTTCACCGTCCCAGTATTGGTATATTAAATTCATAACAAGATTCCTATAGTTGGGGGGACTCTCACCCCCCTGCTGTTCTAGATTAGATCAGGGGTTGAAGACTCCATACCATGATGCCCAAAAAGGCAACCGATATGAAAGTTTCGCCCAGACGTTCTACTAAGTCCGAGTTCATTTATTTCTCCTCAAAAAATGACGGTACTAACTGATATCGATTTTTCGAGGTCTCTTCTCTTCGGGTAGTTCAAACTTCAATGTGATTGCAAGGATACCACCTTCTAACGAAGCACCATCTACATAGACGTACTCTGAGAGACGAAACACCCTCTTGAAGTTCTTCTGCGATATTCCACGGTGGATGTATTCAAGTTTCTCATCTAGTTCACCTTTCTTGGTGCCCGAGACAGTTAACGTGCGTTCATCCTGTTCGATATCCAGATCTTCAAAAGTAAATCCCGCTACTGCGATTTCAATTTGATAATCGTTATCACTTACCTTCACAATATTATGTGGAGGGTATGTATCTGCCGCATGACGTGCCACCCAATCAAGGTCTTGAAACAGGTGGTCGAAACCGACAAACGAAGAGCGAGGGAAAAGTGTATTTGCTTTAAGATTAGTCATTTGTATTCTCCTTTAAAAAAAGCAAGATTAATTGAGTACCGGCCAATCCGCATACTCGTTACTATATATACGTTCGTTACACTTTAATGCACATTAAATTGCACTTTTGTTACACTTTACTGCACTAAAAGTAAATAGATGGATCTGGGTTTCCCTCTACACCAAAAGAGAATGTACTGCGAGTTCTCTCTGGGAAGACTTGATGATGATTGCCACGGGGTATCCAATAGTAATCGCCTGGCACAAAATCCACGGGTTCATCATGTAGACCATCTACACAGATTCGGATATTACCCAACACCTGTACCAAGAAGACATCCATCTTATCTGCATGTCTTGGGTAACTGTCACTGTTGGGGCCGAATCCAGTAAAGGCAATGTTAGTAATCTTATTACCATGAAGTGCGAACACTTCTTGCATTGCCGACTCTATGTCTTTTGCAAACTGCGGAGCAGAAGGTCTCATATGAAACGAGTTCAGTCCTATCCGCATTTTACTTGAATTGGTATCAAGCAACTCTTGGGGATGGGTATCCAACATGTCCATGTGAATATCCCAAGTATAGTCCTTCAAAAGTTCTTGAGGGATCTTACCATGATACGGAATCTTCTCCGCAATCTCATCTGCATGATCCTCAAAAATATCAATCATGTTCATTGCGGGTATTCTCTCTCGTGAACCACTTTCCATGAATAGTAGAACGTAATTCCACCAAACACCATAGGACACATAAAGACCGCAAGTAAACCAACTAAACCAAAATCCATTACTTGTTCCCGATATTATATTTGGGACATAGATCCCAATTCTGCTTATCCTTGTAACCAATTATTTTAATTTGTCTCATAGGTGCACAATCTTGTGCGACTTCAGTATTCTGAATCTCCACGAGCCCCCAGTCCTGTAGTAACGTAGCGATTGTATTCCTACGTTGTACGTCTGCTTCTTCTAGGTTAGACTTCTTACCATCCAACATGAACAGTTCTTTGAAATGTACTATGAAGTACCGTCCCTGTTTATGTAGGATATGACACGACTGAAATAGTTTGTTATCACGTCTTGAAGCGATACCTATACGAGTCAGAGTCTCTTTCACCTTGAGGAAATCGTCCGGTTCGGATAACGTAACCTCCAACATCAGACCAGAGTTCCATTCAACTAATTTATTTTCTTCCACCTTTCTGCACCTTATTCTTAATACGTATTAAGTCATCGGATGAGAGTAGAGGTAAAACTTGACGTGCTTTGTCATTGCTATATCCATAATACTCTTTCACCGCCTCAATATCATTTATAGTTTCGGGTTTAACCCATTTAGAGAAACGTTTGCGTTTCCTAACTATATTTAGTAAAAAATGATATTGTAACTTACCATCGATATGATGGTATCGGTTCATCTCATTTGCGAGTAGTACAGTGTCATTAAAGTAAGACAAAGACCGATTGACCATGTAAGGAACATAGTCCTTCTCTTCGGTCATCACATCTTTCTTACTGTAGTTAATACTGTTTAAAAAATCAAAAGGGCTCATAATCTATCCCATAGTATACCACAATCGGTCAGGAAATTCAACCCTGCGGTTCCTTTAGGATATTCATCTGCCCATACCACTCTTGCAATCCCCGACTGATAGATTAACTTCGCACAGTCAATACAGGGTTGCATGGTTATATATATCGTTGATCCTTCGCATGATTCTGTACTACGTGCAATCTTTGCGATTGCATTAGTCTCTGCATGGAGAACCTCTTGCTTGGTCACTAATGACATAGTACCAAGTTCGTGTTGACGTATTTCTACTTCACAGTTGTTGTCCCATCCTGTCGGCATACCATTGTATCCGATTGACTGGATACGATTGTCCTTAACAATGATGCAACCTACCTTTGCACGTCTGGCACTAGAGAGTTCCGCATATACACGTGCGACTTTCATGTGTGCCTCATCCCACTTATTCATGACCAGTTCCTCACAATATTTGCCATAATCATACATGCACAAAGAACGTTAATAAGAACGATCCCAGTTCTCAGGATCGCAACAATGTCATCATAGTCTTCTGTCTTATCGTCAGAAAAACTGCCTATGGTATATTTCCATATTGTCCAGAGTTTCATTTGATCTCCACGTTAGCCATGATCTCAGTCATACACGCAACGAGATTCAATTCGTGATCTGCAACAAACGCATTCTTGTATTGATAATCAGCGAGGATCAATACCAACTGCGGGATGGACTGAGGTTGTACGTTCTCATACATTGCATCATAGATCCCACGGAAGATCGATGCAGGTTCAACGTCCATATTGTTGACAACCCAACTACGCATCTTCTTGAAATCTTTGCTCTTTAGTGATATGAAAAGTGCATTATAGTTATCATTTATATCACTAATGATAGCAGTAGTTTCCAATTGACCAGAGATAGAATGACGTTGTAACTCATTGAGTACACGTCTCCAGTCTGGTGCGTGACGGATGATAACCTGTGCTAGTGTGTCCTTGTTGTAATTCACCCCCTCGTCAACAAGGATACTACTTGCACGTTCCATAAACTGACCACACAGTTGCGCCTGTACCTTCTTAGAGAAGTTAAACTCATAGTTAGAACAACGAGAGTGTAGGGGTTCGATCACACGGTTCTTGAAGTTACATGTCAGAATAAACCGACAGTTCTTACTGAACTCTTCGATGAACCCACGCAATGCGGGTTGAGTTGATTGGGGATTAAGGTAGTCTGCCTCATCTAAGATGACTACTTTGTAACCACCTGAGAGTGAGATAGATGAGGCAAACTGTTTGATCTTGCCACGAAGGGTATCAATGTTACCCTCTTCAGAACCGTTGATGACAATGTAGTCAACACCCAGTTCTTCGCATATGGCACGTGCGACTGTAGTCTTTCCGGTACCGGCAGTACCAGAGAACAACATGTTCGGGATCTCACCCCCGTCTACGATTTTCTGGAAGGTTTCTTTCAGATCTTTGGTGAGGATTGTATCCGCAACAGTACGTGGTCGGTACTTCTCAACCCATAAGAATTCATCTTGCATAATATCTCCATAATTAAAAGTGTCTTATATTTTGTACAGTACAGTGTACATTGTACATTATATGAAACAAAAAGTCAATGATTG